AAATCAACCATTTTATCATTTAGTATTTTCATTGTTTGTTGATGTTCACTCATCTGTCCTCCTTTGTTTCTTCAGTAAATGTATAAGTATTTTCGCCATATTTTTTAAACCAATGACAAGGACATTGTTCTAACCAATCGTGAAATTCTTCACTCATTGTGCTTATATCACTCATCTATCCTCCTTTTTATTTAGTTCATGTCGAACGTCATGTATGCTTGGTATTAGTTCATGTTCTAATTCTTCTTTTTTATTATTATCCCATACATCTGCATTAGCTTCACCATACTTTTTGATAAATTGTTCTCTAGTAAGTTCAGCTGCAGCTTCGGTCATTTCTAATACCCAATTACCTATTTTACTCATTATTTCCTCGCTTGTATGTATACCATAGTAATACCTACTATTAGTAATATGGTTATGTCTAAGATACCCATTATCTTTGATTTGCTGTATATTCATTAATCATGTCAATAATTTGTTCATCTTCTTCCATAGAAGTTACATAATTATGTTTATCCATGAGTTCTTGATTAACAGCACCAGCAATAGCGTTTACATCTTCTTCTCCATAATGTTTTCTTATGAGTTCTGAAGCTGTATGTTCAAAGTCAAAGTCAGCTTTCGGCTCTGTCTTAGGAGTAGCTGGTGTTTCTTTTAATGTATTTACATTGCCAAATATTTCACCAGTAGCTGGATCCCATATATTGCCATTATCATCTACATTAAATACTCTTTTCTTTAATCTCGATAGACCTTTTAGTTTTCTTTCAAGAACATTCATATCATAGATATCGCCCATAGTTTTAGCGAAATCTTCTGATATAAATAATCGGTAATACCATACACCTTTACGCTTAGCAGCTTTGTATAGTTTACTGTTCAGTAATGAGCTACCTACCCATATACCTGATTTAAATGCTTTAGTTATCATATATTATTCTCCGTTGTTTTCGGTTAAGTCAGTCCAGTGCACCTGGAATTACCACCGAATTGTGGCTTTTGTATGTTATTCTTAACCAATAGAAACGCGAGCCGTAGGCTCGCGAATTTTTTTATAAAATCCCAACTATGCGTAAGCTGGGATTAACTCAGAAGATATAGTACCATCTTCATTGTCTAAAGGTTTTTCTAATTTACCCATAGTAGAATTATAAAACTCTTTTAGTTTTTGTTTTTGTTCAGTTTTAATTGTATTTACTTTGTTTTGTCTTTGTTCACTAGGCATATACTTTGTTGCTTTAGATGCATAAGGGACATATTCATCACCAGTTATTTCTTTGAAATACTTAGTATAAGCAACCATTCTTGCATAAGCATGATTGAAGTTATGCTCCCTCGCATTGAATTGTTTTTCTAATGCATGAAGTTTAGTATGTGCAATCTCTTGAGATCTAGCATACATATCAAGATTTGATATTCTTGAACTAGCACCCATTTTGTCTTTTTCCCATTTTAAACCATTTTCTGCATAACTGAGCATTTTGTCAGCATATGATACTTGGTTATATAAACTTGGGATAATGCCATTCATTTGATAGACAAATGATTGCAATGAGTTATTTACCTCATTACCCTCTGCGTCAGTATCTTTGAACTCTGTATGGATATGAGTATCATACATCATTCTTAGTGCATTAAGATTAGTTTCTATTAAGTCATTTAATAATTTATCATTTAATTTATTCATTTTATTACTTTCATTTTAAGTTAATTAGTGAGCTTTTCTCACTGTCTTGTAAGTACAGTTAGTGGTTTAGATATACTTGTCACTTTATCCCTTTCCCCAAATCTTACGAATATGGGGGGGTAAAGGCAGCTATGCTGCACCCCTTGTGGGTTGACTAGTTTATCTTAACCATTATCATGTTTATAGACATTAGATATATATCCTCCTTATCTTTATTATTATTTATTATATTCTTATTCTTAATTCTTTATTTTTATTCTTTTATTTTCTTTAGCCCAGATCGAAGCCCTTTAGGGTGCAGACCTTGGCTGCACTTTAGCGAGAGCTGGATTAGCTCCATATTGTCACACTGTGTTGATTATGCTTGACATGATTTTATCAATGATTACAATTATCCAACGATAGCGAGTATGACGGATAATACGGAATTAACAGATAAACAGAAGGCTCTTGTCGATACCATCGTATCAACAGGTTGTAGTATAGTTGAAGCAGCAGAAAAGGCTGGATATTCAACAAAAGTCAGTAGAGAATCAGCTAGGGTAAGTGCTTCTCGTACATTACGACTTCCAAAAGTACAGAGATACATGATGGAATGTGTGTCAAGAACGATAGGTCTAGGTGCTGTCACCGCAAGTAATAAGTTAGTACAACTTAGTAACAATGCTAAATCAGAGTACGTACAACTAGAAGCAAGTAAGGATATACTAGATAGAGTTGGGTTACGTACACCAGATAGAGTTAATCACCAAGTAGTCGGAGATATAAAGGTTAGTATCGATCTTAGCTAGAACGAGAGGGTGGGGGTTAAAAACTAACAAGTGGTTAGTGGTAAAGATGTCATACACACAACAGAGTTAAAAAAAGTAAACATATGTGCGTAGACAAAAATATTTCTAAGATTTAAGGTAAAATGTCTTTAGACGATAAACCAAGAGAGGGTTTCTCTCACGCCTTGCAAGGCAATAAAAATTATGAAGAAAAAAAGTACAGTAAATAAGGCTGGTAACTATACTAAGCCTACTCTTAGAAAAAGACTGTTTCAGTCCATTAAGTCATCTGCTGTACAAGGTACTGCTGCTGGACAATGGTCTGCTAGAAAAGCACAGCTATTAGCCAAAAGATATAAAGCTGCTGGTGGTGGATATAGATAATGGCTTTAGCAAGGTCACAACAATCGCTAAAAGCATGGGGTAAACAGAAATGGCGTACCAAATCTGGTAAAAAATCATCTGAAACAGGGGAAAGATATTTGCCAAGTGCTGCTATTAAAGCTTTATCTCCTAGTGAATACGCTAGAACTACTGCTGCTAAAAGAAAAACAAAGAAAAAAGGCAAACAAGTGTCTAAGCAGCCTAAAAGTATAGCAGCTAAAGTAAAAAAGTTTAGGAGTTTTTAATGGCAACTCCAGCATGGCAAAGAAAAGAAGGAAAGAATCCAAAAGGTGGATTAAATGCCAAAGGTAGAGCTAGTTATAATAGAGCTACTGGTGGCAATCTTAAAGCCCCTTCCAAGAAAAAGGGCAATAAGAGAAGAAAATCATTTTGTGCAAGAATGAAAGGTATGAAAAAGAAACTGACTTCTGCAAAAACAGCAAGAGATCCTGATTCTAGAATAAATAAATCACTTAGAGCGTGGAACTGTTAGTAAGTGAATTGAAATAATATTTTATTTCTAATATAGTTGTAGTTTACCTAAAAAAATTTTATAACAACGAGGAATGAAAACTATGACTATTGATGATTTAACGACTACTGTAAGAATACTTCAAGAAGAAGTAAAAGATATTAAAGAAATAAATAATGTATTAATAAATAAGCTAGATAAAGCTTATGAAGATAGAATAGTATTGCGTAGTCAAGTTTTAAAGTCTAAAGTTAATAAAGAAAGTGAGGTCGAAAATGCCTAAAGTTGGTAAAATGAAATTTCCATATACTGCTGCTGGAAAGAAAAAAGCAAAAGAAACAGCAAAGAAAAAAGGAATGAAAGTTGTCAAGCAAAGCAAAAAGAAAGGGTACTAGAGTAGAGAACGAAATAGTAAAACTCTTTCAAGCTGAAGGGTTTAATGCCAGGCGACAACCTTTATCTGGTGCTATTGCTGCGTTCCCTCATGATGTTCAAGTATCTGACCTATTTCAGGGAACTAACATTGAAGTCAAAGCTAGAAAAAATGGCGAGGGCTTCGCCCAATTAGATAAATGGAAAGGATCTGCTGATCTTTTAGTATTAAAGAAAGACTTTTCTAACCCAATGGTATATCTTGATTGGGATTTATTTAAGGAGTTTTTGTATGAGTATAGACAAAACAGACGACGTAACGAATCTGGAGAACAGGCAGCTGTTCAACATTTCTCTAGCAGAAAGACGGAAGCTAAGGCAGATCGTAAGAAAGGTACATCTAAAATTCCTTCCAGAAGCTTCAGTAACGGACAGGGAGTGCGACAAATTGATAGAAAGCCTTGGCCCAAAAGTCAGAGAAAAATTGCTAAGAGAAGCGATAGACAAGAATCTGGTATAAATGGCACAGCTAAGTTACAAACCAGATGGCAATACCTTAAAGAACTTTCTAAAGGGCAATGAATTTTTTAGAGGTTTACGAGGGCCAGTAGGAAGTGGCAAGTCTGTTGCTTGCGCTATTGAAGTACTTAGACGAGCTCTCCAACAAGAGAAAAATGCTCAAGGAAAAAGAAAAAGTAGATGGGCAGTTATTCGGAATACTAATCCGCAACTTAAAACAACTACTATCAAAACATGGTTAGATTGGTTTCCTGAGAATGAATGGGGTGTATTTTCATGGTCAGTACCTTATACGCATAGAATAAATGTAGGTGAACTAGAATTAGAGGTCATATTCTTAGCTTTAGATAGGCCTGAGGACGTTAAAAAGCTTTTATCATTAGAACTAACAGGTGTATGGGTAAACGAAGCCAGAGAGCTTCCTAAGAGCATTATTGACGCTTGTACTATGAGGGTAGGTAGATATCCTAGTATGCGTGATGGTGGTGCTTCTTGGTATGGAGTTATTGCAGATACAAACGCACCAGAAGAAGATCATTGGTGGCCTATTATGGCTGGTGATGTACCAGTACCAGATCATCTTTCAAGAGATGAAGCTTTAATGTTAGTGAAGCCTGAGAACTGGAATTTTTATACGCAGCCATCTGCTTTATTAGAAGATAAAAATAAAGATGGTACACTCAAAGGATATAAAAGAAATAGTAAATGTGAAAATCAAAACAATCTTACACAAGATTATTATAACAATATTATCAAAGGTAAGATGAAAGGGTGGATTGATGTTTATGTAATGAATAAACTAGGATCTTTAGAAGAAGGTAAACCAGTATATCCTAACTGGAATATGGAAATACATTTATCAAAAGAAGATCTAGAGCCGGCTCAAACAACAGTTTTTGTTGGTATTGACTTTGGACTAACACCAGCTGCAGTGTTCGGTCAAAAGCTACCTAATGGTAGATGGATAATACTTCAGGAGTTAGTTTGTTTTGATATGGGTATTGCAAGATTTAGTGAATTATTAAAATATGAATTTGCAAAAAATTATAGAAACTTAGATATAGAAGTATTTGGTGATCCAGCTGGAGATTTTAGAGCTCAAACAGATGAAACTACACCATTTCAAATACTGCGACAAAATGGCATAATGGGTAAACCTACTCATAGTAATGATGTAGCTCTTAGAATAGAAGCTGTTGAAACTTCATTAGCTAGATTAGTAGAAGGATCTGCTGGTTTCTTAGTAGATCATAGATGTATTAATCTTAAAAAAGGATTTAATGGTGGTTATTTCTACAGAAGAATGCAGACTTCAGGTGATAGGTATGATGAAAAGCCAATGAAGAATAGATATTCTCATGTTCATGACGCATTACAATATTTATTATTAGGAGCTGGTGAAGGTAAACAATTAATATCTGGTAAAGCTAAAAATCCAACAGTAGTTAAGACTAGAGGTTGGAATATATTTGGTAATAAAAAAAGAAGAAGTGTATGGCAAAACAGAATGAATGGTTAGTATATTTCTACGAAAATAGAGATTATCATAGGCATACTAAATTTTTTAAAAAAGGTTTTAAACATTGTGGAGTAATGGGATATGATCCTGAAAAAAAAATATGGTTAATAGCAGAGTTTTTGTTTGGTAAATTAAATATAGAAATACTTAATGAACAAGAAGTAGATAAAATATTTAGATTAATACAAATGAAGAATGGACACATACTTAAAGTTCCTGTGCAAGACACTATTCCTAGTTTTCCAACAATTATGGGATCTTGGATAAAAGAACATAGTTGCGTTAGTTATGTACAAAGAATGATTGGTTGGTCTAGATTTTGGATATTTACACCTAATCAGCTATATTGTGCGTTGAAAAAGAATGGAATGTGTGAAATAGAACTATAATTATGGGTGCATTTAAAAAACCAAAGTATGAAGAAACTGCTGCGGATAAAGCAATTAGAGAAGATATTGAAAATAGAAGAAAAGAAGAATTATTAGAACAAGAAGAATTAGAAAAAAAAGATAAAAAATTAAAAAAAAGAAAAGCAAAAGGTATGGTTGGTATGCGATCATTATTCTCAAGAGCTGGTGGTAGAGGATTTTATCAAGAAGGAAAACAAAAATAATGGGCAGTAAAACAAGTACAAGTTCATCTTCTGGTGGAGGAGGAGGTGGAAGTAATAACAATAATAATAATCAAGCTAATCAAATTGCTAAACAAGTAAAAAAAGATATTGGTTTAACAGCAGTAGGAGGTATTGGTGGCCCACAAATGGGATATGTTGCATCAAATGTACCTAACCCTCAAATGTATGGAAAAGCTGCATCTGAATCAGCTAAAAAAAGAATGGCAGAAGCTGGTATGGGAACATACAATCCTGAAACAGGAAGTTTTCAAAATGTTGTAAATAATCAAATTATATCAGGAACTGGATCTGTAATGGGTGCTTCTATGGGTAGTGGTGAATCAACTATTATGGGTCAAATACCTATTTCTAAACAAATGTTTGAATCTCAAAAAAAATTAAAAATGATGGCATTACTTCCATTGTCAGCATTAGCACCTTTTCCTGTTTCTAGTGTTTTAGGTTATGCTGCAAACCAAGCAAGAAAAGATCAGTATAGTAATTATGTAAATAGTTTTAATCAAGGTGGTTTAATTAGAGAAACATCATCTACTTCTTATGCAAGTCAAAGAGATAGAGATACTTCCGACGCAAAAATACAAGATACTAAAGCACAAGCAGAAAGTGGAGAAGCTGCAGCAGTACAACAAGCATTAAGCAGAAAAGCTGCAATAGCTAGAAAAGAAGCAGCTGTAAAAGGATCAAGAACATTTTTTGGTGGAAGAAAAAGAACAATAGAAGGTAGAATGGTTGGAGGATTATAATGGCTTTTATACCAGTAGCAGAAAAAAATATTTCATCAGGATATACTGATAATAAATTTAAAAATTTTTTTAAAAAGTATCAAGATGCAGAAACAATCTTTGATCATTGGAAAGATAAATATGAAGAAGCATATGAATATACAATGCCTTCAAGAGAATCTTTTTATGAAGAAACAATAGGTGAAAGACGTACTGATAAAATATTTGATGAAACTGCAGTAGTAGGTATTCAAGAATTTGCTAGTAGATTACAAGCTGGTATAGTTCCTACTTATGGCAGATGGGCAAACTTTGAAGCTGGTACTGATATACCAGAAGATCAAAGACCAGCAGTTAATGAAGCATTAGATGAAATAACTAAATATGTTTTTGAAATATTAGCTGGATCAAACTTTAATCAAGAAGTACATGAAGCATTTATGGATTGTGCTATTGGCACTGGTGTAATGCTAGTAGAAGAAGGTGATGCATTAAATCCTATAAAATTTACTGCAATTCCTTTACCCAAAGTAATGTTAAATAATGGGCCAGATAATAGAGTAGATACAGTATTTAGAAAAAGACAAATAGCTTACAACCAATTAATGACTGCTTATCCTAAAGCGGAAATGTCTGAAAAGATGTTAAAAGCTATTGAGAATAATGAAACTAAAAAAGCAAATATTGTAGAAGGTGTTTACAAAATTTACGATGAAGCAAACACAGAAAAATATAAATATTGTGTTGCTTGTATGAATGAAGAAGAAATTATTTTTGAAAAAGAATTAGATGGAGTTGGTAGCAATCCTTATATTGTATTTAGATGGAATAAAGGATCAGGTGAAGTTTATGGAAGAGGGCCTGTATTTAATAGCATGGCTGCAATTAAAACAACTAATCTTACAGTAGAACTAATATTACAAAATGCACAAATGAATATTAGTGGAATATATACTTATGAAGATGATGGTGTTGTTAATCCTGATAATATAAATCTTGTGCCAGGTGCTTTAATTCCTGTAGCTCCAAATAGTAGAGGTCTTACACCTTTAGCTGGTGCTGGTAGATTTGATGTAGCTCAATTAATATTAGCTGATATGCGTCAAAATATTAAGAAAGCATTATACATGGAAACATTAGGTAGACCAGAAGGTACACCAATGTCTGCTACTGAAGTATCTGAAAGAATGGCAGATTTATCAAGGCAAATTGGATCATCATTTGGTAGACTACAATCAGAATTTGTAACACCATTACTTCGTAGAGTAATTAGAATATTATCTAAACAAGGTAGAATTGAAATACCAAAAATTGATAATAGAGAAGTAACTATTATATCTCAATCACCATTAGCTCAGGCACAACATCAACAAGATGTTGCAGTAGTTAATAATTTTAATGCAATACTAGCTCAAACATTTGGCCCACAAATTCTTAATATGATTGTTAAACAAGATGAAGTAGCTAGATATTTAGCAGAAAAACTTGGTTTACCAGAAAAATTAATAAGAGATCCACAAGAGCAACAACAAATGATACAAGAGTTGCAAAACATGGCACAACAGTCTAATATGGCACAAAATGAGTTGGGAATCCCTAGTCAATCGCCACAAGGACAGTAAAAAAGATACTAGCGAAATAGATCAAATATTCGCTGCAGTTTTTTCTGATCCTGATGGTAAAAAAATATTGGAATACTTTGATAGTATTGTTATGAATACTACAGTAAATCCTACTGCTGATAGTAGAGTATTATGGCATTTAGAAGGACAACGATTTATGCTGCAACAAATTAAAAATAGAATTAAGCGAGGTAAAGAATGGAAGAAGAAGTAGTTACTCAAACAGAACAAACAGAAGAAAGCTCTAAACCAGATTATGTTCAAGATAAATTTTGGAACAAAGATACTAATGAAATTAACATAGAAGAATTATCTAGTAGTTATAATTCTTTAGAAAAAAAATTAGGATCAAGAACAGAAGATTTATCTAAACAAATTAGAGAAGATATAGCTAATGAAGTAAAAGCTAAAGTTCCTGAAAACTATGAAATCAGTATGCCTGAAATACCAGAAAATGTACAAATGGATATTGATCCTGAAATGCCTTTATTACAATGGTGGCAAAAAACTGCAAAAGAAGTTGGATTATCTCAAGATCAATTTAATACAGGTATAGAAGCTTTTGTTAATAATGAGATAGGAAGTTTACCTGATCTTGAAAATGAGAAACAATTATTAGGTGAAAATGCAAATGCAAGAATAGAAGCTGCTGATTTATGGAGTAAGAAAAATTTATCTACTGATTCCTATGATGCTATATCTGAATTTGCTAGTACAGCTAAAGGTGTAAAAGCATTAGAAGAAATAATGAAACTTAATAAAGATGCACCAATACCACAAACTGAAACAGCTATTGATGCTGCTCCTAGTTTAGATGATCTTAGATCTATGATGAAAGATCCTCGATATTGGAAAGATGGAGATAGAGATCAAGCTTATATTAATAAAGTAAGTAACTTATATGAAAAGTACTACGGAAATCAAAAGGCGAGTTAAAGCTACTTGGCGTGATGCACAATCGTTTGCTGAATGGCTAGATCCTATTGAGGGTAAAAAATTAAAACCAGCTATAAATTATAGTGAAGGATATGTCTTAAAAGATGATGATGATGTATTAATTTTATACATGACATATAATGATACAGATATTGGTGATACTTGTGTTATTCCTAAAGAAAATGTTGTTGATATTTGTGAGTTGAAAAATCTTAAAAAAAATGTCAGTAAAGAATAAATAGACCTCTAAGGCCCTAGATATGCCTGTAAAGATAACATATCAAACTCCTGTGAGACAATCTAGGTAAACTTAACAAGCATACGGAGGTTAAAATGTCTGCTTCTATTACTAATGCTTTTATCACTCAGTTCGAAGCTGAAGTGCATATGGCATATCAAAGAATGGGTAGTAAGCTAAAAAGCCTAGTGCGTACTGTAAACGGAGTAAGTGGTGAATCTGTAAAATTCCAAAAAGTTGGAACAGGTGAAGCTACAAGCAAAGCAAGACACGCAGAAGTAGTTGCTATGAACATTTCTCACACAAATGTAACTGCAACTCTAGCTGATTTCTATGCGTCTGATTACGTAGACAAACTAGACGAGCTTAAAACCAATATTGACGAAAGATCAGTTGTTGCAAATAATGCAGCATATGCTCTTGGTCGTAAAACTGATTCTATCATTACAGATGCTATGAGTTCTGCTACTACACTAGCTAACAATGCTGGTGCTCAAGGTGGTACTGTGGCAACTGACATGAACGTAGATAAGTTCCAAGAAATGCAAGCGCTTTTCGGAACTAATGATGTTCCTGATGATGGCTCAAGATACTGGGCAATCGGCCCTAATCAATGGTCTAACTTACTTGATGATGATCAATGGTCAAGAATGGAATACATTGGATCTAACGAATTACCTTTCTCTGGTATGAATTACACAGCGAAAAAATTCTTAGGTTTCTTAGTATTTGTACATTCTGGTCTAGATTCATCTGGCTCTACTGATAGACACACTATTGCATGGCATAAGTCATCAATGGGTCTAGGTGTAGGATCTGAAGTTAGAACTGAAGTAAACTACATACCTGAAAAGGTATCTCACTTAATGACTTCTTACTTATCTATGGGATCAATTCTAATTGATACTAATGGTATTAGAGTACAGAAGTGTGCGGAATAGGAGGTAATTAATGGCATACGAAACTTCAAATCCGATTAAGAAGATATCAGGAGCTGGTGCTGGAAACTCACTATGGTTTTATACTGATGGTGATGCTAAAGCAGCTGTTGTAGCTTCTGGCTATTTCAATTCTGCTTACAAAGAATTAAGCAAAGGTGATGTTATCCTTTGTTCAATCGGTGTAGGTGGAACTCACGAAATGGACGTAATAACAGTTACTTCTGAAACAGGTGCAACTACTGTAACAACAGTAGCTCTTGCATAAGGAGATTAACAACTATGAGGGGGTTTACCCCCTCTAGTCAAATAGGAGAAATTATGGCAATAAGTGCAGCAGTAGGTGTAGGTAAAAAAATAGTTGGCAAAGCTATAAGTGCTGCCAAAAAGAAAAAAAAAGATTTAGAAAATAAAGGTAAAACAATAAAAAAAAGTGCTAAAGAAAATATTTTAAAAGATGCACAAAAAATAAAAGATCCAAGTGGAAAAAAAATAAGAGGTAATATTAAAGGTGTAGATGCAATTCCAAATGTTATGGCTGGAGCTGCTGGACAAACAGCAACAAAAGTAAGTGGTAAAGCTATAAATGTTGCAAAAAATGTAAGTGATAAAACTGTTAAAACTGCTAAAAAAATAAAAGATGATCCAATAGGATCTGCAAAAAAAGCAACAGCAAATTTAATAGGTGATGATAAAGACGAAGTTATAGGTTTTGGTGTAGGAGCTTTAGCTGCTATGGGAACTGCTGCATTAACAGCTTCATTAACAAAATCTAATGCAAAACCAGAACAAGAATTTACACAAGAAAGAAGATCTGATGGTAGATTTGCTACAATATATAAAGGTAAAAATGCAAATGTTGTTGCAAGTGCTAAACAATTATCAACAAAAGAAATTGATGATGTAAGAACACAATTAGCAGTATTAGATAGTATTATTGAATCTGATAATCCAAAATCAAGAAGTAAAGAATTTAAACAAACAGTAGGTTATTTAGCAACAAAATATAAAATATCTAATATTAGTGGAAAAAATTTATCTATTATAATTCCTAATGTAGAAGGTGGAGTACAATTAAGACAAAGAGCTTAATATGGCAGTAACTAAAGTAGATATAGCTTCAAGAGCATTAGTAATGATAGGTGCAAATCCTATTGCTTCATTTACTGATGGAACAACAGAAGCTAACGTAACTAACACAATATACGAAGAAATTATTGAATCTAGTTTAACTAGACATAATTGGAGATTTGCAACAGGACAACAACAATTATCTTTATTAGCAGATTCTCCTACTGGTAGATTTGAATATGCATATCAAATACCAGCTAATCCTGAATGTTTAAAAATATTAGCAGTTACAGTTAATGATGCATTAATACAATATAACAGATACGAAGATAAAATTTATTTAGATGGTTTTGGATCTCAAAGCACAGTAATTATGGATTATATTTTTAGACAAAGTGAAGATCAATTTCCTCCTCATTTTAGATTAGCAATAGAATATAAACTAGCTAGTATTTTTGGTGGATCAGTAGCAAGAGACGCAGCTTTAGTAAGAGAGTTTGATCAACTAAGTGAAAGACAAATGCTAATAGCTAAAAACACTGACTCACAAGAAACTACTACTAAAACACTTTCTACTGATAGATTTATAACAGAAAGAAGAAGCAGTCGTAGTGGACTTGTGGTCGGATAATGCCTAGAAAAGTAAGACAAGTATATACAAATTTTTCTGCTGGAGAAATTAATAATCTCCTTAATGCAAGAACTGATGCTAAAGCATATTTTGAAGGTGGTAAACAAGTACGCAACTGGTATTTATTAGATGAAGGTGGAGTAATGCGTAGACCAGCTACTGAGTATATGGCTACAATGCCAGCAGAATGTAGAATTATTCCATTTATATTTTCTAATGATGAGGTTGCAATATTTGTTTTATCAAATAATAGACTTGATGTTTATTCTAACGCTGGTGCTGTAATACAATCTAATATAACTTCTAATTGTAATTGGACTACTGCTCAATTATTTGAATTAAATTTTGCACAGTTTGGTGATACTGTTTTTATTACACATAGAGATAATCCTTCAATTCAAATTAAAAGAACTTCTGCAACTACATTTACTGTATCAGTATTTCAATTTGAAGAAGATGAAGATGTAGTAGTTTCTGGAGCATATAAAACTCATGCACCATTTTATAAATATGAAGATCATGATGTTACATTAACAATAAATACTGCTGCAACAGGAACAGGTAGAACAATTACAGCGTCTAGTGGTTTTTTTACAACAGATTATGTAAATCATTATTTAAAAATAGATGGATCTCAAGTTAAAATAACTGGATATACAAGTGCAACAGAAGTAACAGTAACTGTTATTGAAGCTATAGCTGGAGGTGTTGGGCCTCATTATGAATGGGAAGAAGAATTAATTTCTATTCGTAGAGGTTATCCTCAAGCTGTTTGTTTTCATGATAATAGGTTATGGTTTGGAGGAGTAAGGGATAAACCTTCAGCAATTATTGCAAGTGAAATTGGAGGTTATTTTAATTTTGATTTAGGAACTGGATTAGCTAATGAAGCAATTAATGTATCTATTGCAAGTGGTGAAGTAAATGAAGTAAGGCATTTATTATCTTCTCGTAACTTACAAATATTTACAGATAGTGGTGAATATTATGTACCTGTATCATCACAGTCTGCTGCAATTACTCCAGCAAGTATAGCATTTTTAAGACAAACACCTTATGGCTGCAATAGAGCTGCGCCAATACCTTTTGATGGTGCTTCTTTGTTTAGTCAAAAAAATGGTAAAGCAATTAGAGAATATGTTTTTTCAGATATTGAACAAGCATATAGATCTACAAGTGTATCTGTATTAGCTTCTCATTTAATTGATAGACCAAAACAATTATCAATGATGACTGGTAATGAAATTAAACCAGAACAATTTGCTTTTTTTTTAAATAGTGGATCTAATGATGATGGTAAAATAGCTGTATTTCATTCTATTCGTGATGAAAAAATAGCTGGTTGGACTATGTGGGAAACACAAACTGGAGATAAATATCATAGTATAGCTGCATTAAATGATCAATTATTTGTTATAGTAAAAAGAGTAGTACCTTCTGGTACAGTATATTTTTTAGAAAGATTTGCTAATGATGATACTATAACTCTTGATTGTTCTACAACTACTACTGTATTTCAAAAAGGTACACCTTTAGTAAATGGAGCTAGTCAAACTGGAAACTCATTATCTGTAGATGGTTTTACTTCTGCACCAGCTATACAAGAAACTTTTACTATTGCTGGTAATGCAACTAAATATACTATTACTGCTGTTACACAAACTGCTGCTGGATATGATTTAACATTAGATCAAAACTTAGCAGTTAGTCCTAGTGATAATGCTGTAATAACTATTGTAGAAGGATTTGTTCATACAGTAAATGCAATTTATGAAAACACAGATAAAGTATTTGCAGTATATGGTAATGGATCTTTAGGTGAATTTACAGTAGATAGTAATAACAGAATAACATTAACTTCTGCTCCTTTTCCAACTGGAACTAGAGTAGGATTTAATTTTACTCCTATATTAGAAACAATGCCAATAGATAAAGAAATAGATACAGGCCCATTAACAGGACAACCTAGACGAGTTAATAAAGCTATTGTAGATATATCTGGTGGTTTAGATATAACTATGAAAGCACAAGATTTAAATTCAAAAGAGTTAGTAATACAACAAGCTGGTTTTACTGCTGGTACAGATATTAGTCCAGTTACAGATAAAAAAGAATTTAATTTTTTAGGTTATAGTAAAAATCCTACAATTACTATTAGCCAAAACGATCCTTTACCATTAAAGGTATTAGGAATAGCTATGGAGTTACAATTCGCATGAGTGCTAACGCTTCTACAATGTTTGCAGCTGCTGCAATAGTTAGTGCAGTAGGTACGGTTGCTAGTGTTCAATCACAACGAGCTGCATTGCAAAGAGAAAATTATAGATTAGAAACAGAAAAAAAATTAGCAGCAGTTCAAGCATTAGAAGAAGAAAATGCTAGAAAAGAAATGTTAAATGATACTATTGCTCAAAATTTAGCATGGCAATCTATAAGTGGATATTCTGATGATAGTAGAAGTTTTTTAAATATAAATCAACAAGCTAAAAATAAAGCAAATAAAGATATTAGTAACATTAGATTAATGGGAAAAAATATACAAAATAAATATACATCTATGTTGTATGAAAATAAATATAAAGAAAATGATTTAGTATTTGGTGGATATGTTTCTGCTATTAGTGAGCTTACTACAGGGTATGCTCAATATGATTATTATGGAGATGGTGGAAGTAAAAAAGATATAGGATAGTATGGCATTAACAACAGGTAAAAGACAAGTAACAACTACTGCTTCTTCAGTAGCAAATAGAATGGGTGTAGTACCAGCTTATGCTGGTGATCCAGTTTCTACTATTGCAAAAGTTGCAACAGAAAAATTAGATTTTTTTGCTAAACGTCAAGCGTCATTAGAAGAAGCAAAATATAAAGCTGATTTAGAAATAAAAACATCTAAGTTTATTAATTTAAAAGCAAGAGAACATTTTAACGATCCAAAAACTTTTACAGCAACAACTGATAGTTATATTGAATCTTTAGTAAATGAAGCTCCTACAAGATATAAGTCTTGGACTAAAAGCATGATTTCAGGAAAAGCTATTAGAAAAGGTGAAACAATATTTGCTAATAGAATTAAACAAGATCATGATGATGCTATTAAATTACAAGAAGAAAGAGTAAGAACTCATAATGAAGAAACTTTAGAAGATTTATTTGATTTAGCTACTGTAAGTCAAGGTGATCCTGAACTTAAAAAAGATTCTACTTTTACAAATAACATAGATGATTATCATAAAAATGTTTGGTTACCTAAAGTTTCAGAAATGTATAAAAGTCATTTAGAAGTATATAATGCAGCATATCCTGAAGATAGAAATAATATGCTTACACCACAAGAATTTTTAAGAACAATGCAAGTTTCTTTTGAACAGTTAAGAGTAAATACAAAAGTTAAAAATATAATTGATAGTACAATGTTAGAAATAACTGAAATGGGTGGAAATTATCAAATAGGTAATGATAAAATTAAAGAATTAAATTTAAGAATTACAAAAATGTTAAATGAAGAATATATGAAAAATCCTCAAATAGATGTTTTAGATGGTAAAGCTACTTTAGTAAATACAACTAAAGAAGAAAGAAAACAAATAATTTCTAATGCTGAATCATTTATGAAAGGTCATTTAAATGTATATAACAATCAATTAGTTAAATATGAAAGTGAAAAAAAATTAGCAATAGCAGATCAATTAAATAATGATTTATATAATTTTGTAAATAATCCTGATGATTTTGGAATAATAACTGAATTACAATTAGAAAGAAAAATGATTGATTTAGAATTAGATGATAATCAAAAATTAAATTATCGTAATTCTTATTTTGGTGGACAAATGATTAAAGGAAGTATTGATGAAAATTTACAAAATTTTGTTGGAGATACTAGTGGTATGAAAATGGACACATTTTCAGGAAGATTATTTACGAGTTTAGATCAAAAAGGATATTTAGAAGCATTAGGTATTAATAATCAAGAAGATTTAAAAAAAATAATTATACAACAACATATTAAAAGAATATTTCCAAGTTTAAGAACAATCGAAACAGAAGATGGCCCAAAAAAAATAATAGTGCCAGGTGTTGATAGTATTGCTGATACTTGGTTAGGAACTGAATCTGTATTTATGCAAGATTCAGAAGGAAATACTGTTTTAGATAAAGATCAAAATGCATTAGCTACTGCTAAATTTAATAAAATGGTTGGTTATGCAAAAATGATGGGTGAGCCAATACCACAACTAACAAGTTTTTTTAATGATATAATGAATATTAATGTAAAAAATGAAACTGATTTAATAAAGTTAGATAATGCTGCATATATGGTTAATTATTTTTTAGATACAGATGGTTTTGAATTTATGTTCAAAGGTATAGACAATGATGTAAGAGCAAATATTTTAAAATTACAAGAATATCATAAATTACGTCATGCTGATTTTGACAGATTAACAAGAGTAGATGTAGCACAAAGTTTTTTTGAAAGTCTTAAACCTAAAGAATCTACAAGAACTGGACAAATTAAAATAGCTATGGATAATTTTATTAATTATGGAGAAGAAGGTGATGATAGTGCAGATCAAATAAATTTAACAGAAATGGTAGATGAATATATAAAAAAATATCAAGATAATAGAGTAGCATTTAGTGTTCCTTTAAATTTAGCTCAACCAGTTTTTACTTCATTAGTTTCTGGAGAAATGACACCAATATTAGGTGATTCAGTTGTTGATAGTATGACAGTAGATTCTAATAGAGTAAGAAAAGCTATAAGACCTTATTTAGATATTTATTTAACTAATATGTTTCAAGATGAAAGTTATGTTACTAAACAATCAATTGAAAAAAATTTAAACAAAGCAATGAAATTTATAATGGAAGATTTTGCTAATGATGGATTTAATTGGAAAGTTTTTAGTGGGAGTAGTTATAATGAGTAATGTACAACGATATGATTTGTTTGATCATTATGGTAAATTAGGTTTTACTAAAAAACAAATACAAGATGATATGATTTTTACTTTGCAAGAAAGAATGGCAAATATGAGTAGTTTGCAAAAAGAAGAATATGGTATTAATGATGATTTTTATAACAGAACAAACTTATTTGATATGTATGACGCTGGAAGAATAATAGCTACATATGATGATAAGTCTACTGAGCCATATCCTACCTATAATTTAAAAGTTGATTTTGATGGTGATGGTGTTTTTTCTGTTTTACATAATCCTGATAATACAGCAGTTAATTTTAGACCTGTTATGGGTGGACAATTTGCAGATAAAAGATTTACAAGAGACGCTTTTTTTAGTGAATATTTTAAAAATCAATATGAAACTATGGTATCTGCTATGCCAAGTGATGTTAGAGATTTTTTAACTGTTAATCCTTGGGCTAATGATTTTCTTCAATCAACTATAACTGGATATTCTAGATTTGCAGAATTTGATAGAGAAGTTACAGAAAAATTTGCAAACTTTATTGATGATTTTTCTAATCAAGAAAATAGAGTTGGGCCTCCTAGTGTATTTAAAAGAATAGTAAGAAGTGTTTTTGAAAACACAATAGGTTTTGACGCTAATAAAGATAGATTAGAATATGAAGTACAACAAGCACAAAAAGAATATATTGAACAAACTAAATTAAATAAAGTAAATGAAAATAATTTTATAAGCAATCCTTATTTAGCTCATATATATAAAAATGAAGGAGCGTTTAGTGAAACAGTTTATGATCCTATGAATAAAAATAGATCTTATGAACATTTATCAAAAATGGAAAATGGAAAATATGTTAATGATCCAACAATAGGATTTGGATTATCTTTAAATGATAAATGGGTAACTAATCAATTAATTAATAAAGGATATAATATTGATTTATTATTAAAAGGTGAACAACAATTAAAAAGATCAGATGGTATGGACATATCAGTTGATTACATGAATATTAAAAAAGATGATTTAGTAAATTTTTTTGGTGAAGATTTAAATAAACCAGAAAATAGTTATTTAATGTTAGCTTTATTAGATTTAAGTTATTTAAGTGGTTTTAATGTAGATGGAAGTTTTATTGGAGATAGAATGAAATCAGCAGTAAAAGGTGCTTTAACTGCTAAAACAACAGAAGAAAAATTAGGATATTTAGGAAATTTTGCTTCTTATATTCCTAGTGATTTATTAGATAAACCATCTGGTGAAATGTTAGATTTTTTAGACCCAGATGTACAAGATGTAAAACCATATATTGGATATGATAATGAAAATCAAACTTATAAAATGTATCCTGAATCTACAATAGCACAAGAATTATTTAATGATAGTGCTAGATATATGCAATACAGAGGAAGATTTTTAAATAACTTTGCATTGTTAGAAAAATGGGCGCAAGGTAGTTCTACTGCAGCACCTTTTCCAAAATATGATGATCAATTACCTTCTTTAAAAGAAGATGACAATATGCCAGTTATAGAAATAAAATAATGCCTGACGTATATATTGCTAATGGTGATCCTTATTATCAAACAGATAATAATATTTATAAACAAGATACACAACCTACAACTTTTAATTTTGTAAATATAACAGGAGGTGTTTTTGATGAAAACGTTGTAGCAATGGGAGCTAAAAAATTAGTACAAACTGTATTTGATAATAGACCAGATTTATATAAAGTAGATGTAAGCTACGATCCTTTTTATGATCCACAATTAGCACCTTATAAAGATTTTATCGGTAATTTTTTACATTCTAAAAGTGAAGATCATACTACTTATTTATTAGATAGATTTAAAAAGAAAATGAAATCTATAAATGGAGATCCAGGCTATATAATTGGAAGAATAATTGGAGGTCTTACAGATCCATCAAGTATATTTATGTTTACCAAAGGTGCTAATCTTTTACTTACTGGGAGTAGATTAAAAAGAAGTGCATTAGGTGGAAGTATTATTGGTGGAGAAGAAGCTATAAAAGGTTATCTTGATGATACAAGAACAGCTGCAGAAAGAACTACTATAACTGCTGCTGGATTTATAGTTCCAGCATTATTTCCAGCAATAGCTAATGGTAAATCTGCTAAAAAATTTGATAAATATGCAGCTATGTATGATGAACAAGACGCATTTGCTGCTGGTACTACTGGTGCTGCTGTACCAAGAAGTAGCAGAATAATGACAGAAGAACAAATACAAGAAATGAATAAAATAGCTCCTACTGGTTTAGGTGTATTTGGGGAACAAGGACCATACAATCCTGTATTTAGAGTTATGAAACAAGGAGTAAGTGAAGCTCAAGAAATGATGGAAAGAATGTTAGAAATTCCTTTATTTCAAAATAAAAATTTAAAAGATATTATTACTAGTCCAACTATAGAACGTAAAATTAAAATGCGTTATGCTCCATTAGTTGTTACTACTACAAAAAAAATAGAAGCTGCATATAATAGTTATTTAGCTAGACAAGGAGCTAAAAGTCAAAACTTTTTAGAAAGAGGTTTAGATACAAAATTTGTAAAAAACAAAGCATATATGACACCTAAAGAATTTAGACAAAATATTTGGGAATATAAAATGGGTCAAAGATATGGAACTCAAACAATATTTGATGAAGATGTAATTACTGCATCAAAAGCTATTGATGATTTTTATAAAACAATAGGTAAAGAATATGACACTTTAGAAATACCACAAAAAGCAATGCAAGGACATATTAATTTTTTACAAAAAATTTTAGCTAAAACTAAAAATCGTAAAAAAAGAGAAGATTATATTTTGCAAATTGCTAAGATGGAAAAACGATTAGAATATGTAAAAAAAAATGGATCATTAATAGATAATTATATTAATGTTGTATATCGTAGAGATGTTATTGAAGCTAACTTTGATAAGTTTGTAAAAACTTTAGGAATGGCTTTACGAGAAAGAAATCCAGCAATTACACAAGATGAAATATTAGATATTGCAGAAGGATTTAAAGGATATCAACCTGTAATAGCTATGCCTAATTTAGCAGATGAATTAAAAATAGCTGCTGGTAAAGGAACTTCGGCTGACATTGATGGATATATAGAAAAGATAAATAAAATATCTAATAGGTTTAAACAACGAACAATAGATATTGATTACAGACATTTATCAAAAGAAGGTTTTATTGAAACAGATACACAAACATTAAATAAAATGTACTTTAATCAAACAATTCCTGACATTGAAATTACTAAAGCATTTGGTGATCCTATGGGATTTGGTACAAATTATATTCCTAAACAAAATCAAATGGGAATACAACAAATTGCTGAAGTATATGATGAAATGATTATAGCAGCTAAAACTCCTAAACAAGCTGAAGCATTAGAAATACAAAAAAATAAAATATTAAAAGATTTAGATGCTGGTATACATTTATTAAGAGGCACTTATGGTTTAGCAGAAGATCCTAATAGATCTGTTAGCAGAGGTATTAGATTAATGAAATTATATAATGCTATGACTATGCTTACAGGAATAGCTCAAACAGTAGATATAGCTAGATTAGTAATGATTAATGGTATGGGTAAATCTTTTAATATTTCTTGGGATTTATTAACAAGTGGTTACTTTAAAGAAATATATAAAATGAATTTAAAGACTACTCAACTTGGTGGTGAATCTTTAGATATGTTTGCTAGTACAAGAGCTATGGCTATGTATGGTTTAGATGATGCATTTGGTGTATTTAATAAATTTGAACGAGGTGCTAGTAGTATGGGTAATTTATATTTTACCTATTTAAATTTATCTAACCCTTGGAATACAGCAGTAAAAAATATTGCTTCCTTATATAATGGAACAAGAATATTTGATACAATAGAAACACAAATACTTACTGGTAAAATATCTAAAGTAAATATGGCTAGACTAAGAAGTATGGGTATTAGTGATTCTATGGCAAAAAGAATATACAAACAATATACTAAATACGGTTATGGAAAAAATGCTAGGAAATGGAAAGAAAATGGAGATACATATAAATCATTAAGAGTAGCTAATTCTGACGAATGGGTAGATAAAGAAGCTGCAGAAGTTTATCATCAAGCAATAGGTAAACAAGCTAATATTGATATTGTTACTCCAAGTAAAGGTGATGTGCCATTATGGGCAAATACAGAAATAGGTGGCATGCTTACACAATTTAAAAAATTTGGTATGGCTGCTACTCAAAGAATATTACTTAGAGGATTGCAAGAAAAAGATGCTAATTTCTTTAGTGGAGTATTATTATTAATGGCAGCTGGTGCTGGAGTAGATGCATTTAGACAAAAAGCATTTAATAGAGATTATAGTAAAAAACCTACAGGTCAAAAAATTGTAGATGCATTTGATAGATCAGGATTAGGTGGTATTTATTCTGATATTAATAATGCTATTGAAAGATTAGGTAATAATGAAATAGGACTAAGACCATTATTAGGTGCTAAAAAACCTTATGGAACATATAGAGATATATTTAATAATCCAGTACCTGATGTACTTGGGCCTACTGCTAGTCAAATAGCTAATATATCAGATATTATGTGGACTTGGGGTAGTGGTAAGTACAATCATCACACAGCAAGGAATGTGCGTAGACTTTTACCGTTTCAGAATGTATGGTTTTTAGATTCATTATTTGACGAGATAGAACAAAAAGGACTAAGATGAGTATAACGATATCGGCAACTGATCCAAGAATACAATATACTGCAAGTAGTGGTCAAACTACATTTGCTGTTCCATTTGAATTTTTTGCTGACGCTGATTTACAAGTAAAAAATACTAATTCTGGTGGAGTAGATACTACTCTTACATTATCTAGTAATCCAACTACTGTAGTACAATACTCAGTAAGTGGTGCTGGAGAAACAGGTGGTGGTAATATTACTTTAGGATCTGGTGCTACTGCTGGTGATAAATATACAATTACTAGAAATTTAACAGTATCAAGAAGTACAGATTTTCCTAATTCTGGTGTATTCCCAATAGAAACACTTAATACAGAATTAGATAAAATTATTGCTATGATACAGCAAAAAGGAATTGATATTAATTTATCTCCTAGAGCTTCTTCTACTACATCAACAGCGTATGGTTTAACATTTCCAGAGTTGGTCGCAAATAAGTTATTAACTGTAAACAGTGCTGGTAATGCATTAGAATTTTCACAAGAGATAGTTACATTTAAAGGTAATTGGTCGGCAAGTGTTGCATATGTTCAAAGAGATATTATCAAAGATACATCAACAAATAATATATTCATTTGTAATAGCAGTCATACCTCAAGTGGATCGCAACCAATTACAACTAATACTGATTCGGCTAAATGGGATTTAATAGTAGATGCAGCTAGTGCTACTTCATCAGCAAGTGCGGCAGCAGCTAGTGCTACAGCAGCAGCAAATTCAGCAACAGCTGCGGCAACATCTGAAACAAATGCAGCGACTAGTGAAACTAACGCTGGAACATCTGAAACAAATGCGGCTACTTCTGCTACTACTGCAACTACACAAGCTAGTGCTGCAGCAACATCAGCAAGTAACGCTTCAACAAGCGAAACTAATGCTGCTACATCTGCATCTAATGCTTCAACAAGTGCTACTGCGTCAGCTTCTAGTGCAACAAGTGCTGCAAGCTCGGCAACCACAGCAACAACTCAGGCAAGTGCTGCTAGTACCTCTGCAACAAACGCAGCTACAAGTGCTACCAATGCTTCTACGTCAGAAACTAATGCAGCAGCTTCTGCAACAACTGCTTCTACTCAAGCTAGTAATGCTAGTACTTCTGCAACTAATGCGGCTACTTCTGCAACAGCAGCTCAAACTGCTCAAGCAGCAGCAGAGGCAGCAGCCGATAATTTTGATGATACATACTTAGGTGCTAAATCATCTGATCCTAGTGTGGACAATGATGGTGACGCTTTGACAACAGGTGATTTATATTTTAATACAACAAGTAACGAGTTAAAAGTTTATAATGGCAGTTCATGGCAAACTGCCGCAGTAGATGCAAGTAGTTTTGCTTCTGCTGGTTTTGCAATAGCCATGGCAGTTGCTTTATAAGGAGATATAATGGCACAAAATTTTAGAAGATTTACTGGTAATAATATCGGTGCTTCGCCATCAACTATTCTCACAGCTGATTCTTATGATACCATAGTAGGTATTCATGTAACCAATATTCATACATCTGCAATTAATGTTGATGTATATATAAATGATGGTGCTAATGATATTTATTTAGGGAAAAGTATGCCAATCCCTGTAGGTGGAGCTTTACAAGTTTTAGGTACAGGAAAAGTAGTCGTACAATCTGGTGATGCATTGAAAATAGTTTCAGATACAGCTTCAAGCGTTGATGCTTGGGTATCTTGTGTAGACGCAATAAGTACATAATATGGGATATATAGGAGCACAACCAGCAACTAACTTTGAAACAGTTAGAAAACAGGTATCTACAACGAATAGTGGAACAACTATTACGTTAGATTATTCTGTTTCTAGCGTTCAAGATATATTGGTAACAGTTAATGCTGTTGTTCAAAGTTATGATAACTATAGTGTAAGTGGCACAACACTTACTCTTGGTGGTACTCTTAATAATGATAGAGTAGAGATCTTATATGTAGGCAGAACATTTCAAACTGTAACTCCTGGAGTCGGAACAGTAACCAATGACATGCTTGTTAATTCTAGTATTACATTAAATGGCTCGGCAGTTTCTTTAGGTGGTAGTGCTACTGTAGATAATAGTCCAAATTTTTTAGCTTACAGGTCATCTTTAGACCAATCTATTTCAAATGACACTTAC